TTAATTGATTTATATACATATTATGGTAGTCAAAAGAATATAGACGAATATTCAGTTAATGAACAATTACAAATTATGTGGACGTTTATTAAAAAGAAAAAGGTCATATTAGAAAGTAGAAAAAAATGACTTTTTGATATTAATATATAATAAAAAAATAAAAATAAACTATGAAAATTTTAACAGTTAAAAGACTTCCAACAAATGAAGATGAATTGAATCTATTGAAAGAATTGTTTGGGGATGATATTACAATCAATATTCAAGATGAAGAAGGTGTAGAGCCACTTGGTTTAAGATCAGCTACTAAATTAGAAATTAGATTTCTTGATGAGATGAGAAGATTATTAGAAAATAGATCAGAGGAATAATGATGATATATAGAGATCTTAATAACCATCAATGGGTTATTAATTATGATGGTAAGGAAGTTAGTGTTGATTTTAAAAAGGATATTGATAGAATTATAGATGAATTGACTATTGATAGAAGAAATAGAAAAATTAATCAGATTTTAGATGAAGAAGAAAAAGAAGAACATCATAAAGATAATAAAGAGGAAGAGAATGGTTGAGCAAGGAGTCTATGATGGACGATATAAAACAAAAACACATAACAGTAAGAAGAAATACTCTAGAAAAAATAAACACAAAAATGAGTCAAACGAATTGGAATAACTTTTTAGGAGTGCAACAACAAAATATTGTAGATGTGGAAAACACAGAAGTTAATAATAAAAGAAAAATACATTTTATATCTGGATTACCAAGAAGTGGTTCAACACTCTTAACAAATATATTATTACAGAATCCAAAACTTTACTCATCTACTACAAGTTCTTTACTAGAACTTTTATTACAAATAAGAAATAACTGGGGAACTTTTCAATGTCATAAATCAAATCCTGAAGGTCAGGATAAATGGAGAGTTATTAACTCAATATTACAAACATATCACAATACAGATAAACAAATAGTATTTGATAAAAATAGAGGATGGACTAATCATATTCAATTTATTGAAAAGGTTAATGGTCCAAGTAAATTTATTATTTGTGTTAGAGATATTCAAGATATTGTTTGTTCTTTTGAGATGTTATATAGAAGAAATAGATCTGATGTGGAGATTGATAATGAGTTAAGTGATATGAAGATGAGAACTCTTAAAGGTAGAGTTGAGAAATGGATTAGTGACTCTGGTGTTATTGGTGGTCCATATACATCTTTATTAGAGTGTAATAATCTTGGATTGATTACTCCTGATAGGTTTTTATTTATGCCTTATGATATTTGGACACAAAATCCTAATGAATCATTTAAACAATTATATAACTTTATAGGTGAGGATTATTTCCAACACGACTTTGATAATATAAAACAAGTATATGTTGAGGATGATGAGTTGTTTGGATTTGGTGGTGATCTACATAAGATACAAGAAGGTAAATTATCATTTAAAAAATATGAATCAGAAAGAATATTAGGTAAAGATTTGGTAGATACTATTGATAAGTCTAACTTCTGGAAGATGGGTAGAAATTAGAAAAAAATGACTTTTTAATATTAATATATAGAATAAAAAACAACTATGAAATATATTGATTTACTTTTAATTCTTATGGCTCGTCATAAAGATAATGATAAGATGAGAATACAATTAAAACATCTATTAGATAGAAGAATAAATAAGATGTTAGGAGATGCCAGCAAAAACGCCTATTGATCACTTAAAGGATTATGTTAAGATGGATGCTTATATGCTACCATCGTTTATTAACAACCAGATTATAACTGATAAAAGTTGTAATGAAATATCAATATGTATATTTGGACAATTATATAAATTGATGTCGGATGTTATATTAACAAAGAAGAAAAATAAATATATTGTTGATTTAGTTAATGATTATTTAAATGAAATGTCTTTAATTGATCCAAGTTTATCAATATTATATTATGAATATTATAGAGATATGTTGGTTGGTTATTTAAAATACGCCATACAAAATGAATTATGGGAAACTTGTACTAACATAAGAGTTTTTTATGAAGAGTTATATAGAGAAAAAATAGTTATTGATTATGAATAGTAAAAAATTAAAAGAGTTGGTATCACTATTATTAATAAGTATTGATAAGAAAGATATAAAAATGATAGAATATTTAATTCCAGAATTACATATTAAATTAACAAATTTTGTTACAGAAAATAAAAAAATAAATAATGAATAATATTGAAGTATTAAAAAATATTATATTAGATGATATTGACTTTTATAAAGAAAGTGAAGATAGTTATATGCCAATATTATTAAAACTATTGTTAGATTTGGTTAGAGAAACTCCAATACCAGATCATCATATTGAAGATTTAAATGCAATGATAGGTATATATATTGATGATTCTGATCATTTTGGAATTGATTCATTAACCAGACTTAAATTATATATTGATAAATATGATAGAGATTGTTTATCACTTGGTTTAATTGTTATATCAGACAATATACAAAAACTAAAAAAATACAGAGGTGAGGGAAGTATCTATGAATGATATATTATTATATATAAATGATTCTATTGAGGTTAAGAAGTACATTAAAAAAGTTGTGCCTTATGAATATAAAGATGATATGCTATCACATTTATTACTTGAGGTTACTAAAATGAACCAGAGTAAGATAATTAATATGTATAACCAAAAAAGGTTAAAATATCTTTTATTTAGAACTATAAGTAATCAGATGAACCCGAAGTGTTTAAATTGTTTTTATAGAATTTATATAGAACCAACAAAGTATGAAAGAATAAATAATTATATGTTATCATATACACTACAACCAAACGATCAAGATGTTAGATTGGAAGACATTGATGATACACTTAGACATATGAAACCCTGGAAGGTGGATTTGTTTAACCAATATTATAAAGATGGAAAGAAGTTGAGAGAGATTGCAGAGGAAAGAAGTATGAATATTAAAACAGTTATGAGTTGGGTATATGAGATAAGAGATAAAGTAAAAAAAGAAATATAAATATGTTAATTTTAATAATTAAAACACTATTAATATCTTGGTTTGTTGTAAAGTTTGAACCTTTACAATGGACTTTAGATATATTAAAATCAAAAGTAAAACCAAATAATATAGTATTGAATCTAATATTAAATATTATTACACTACTCACAACTTGCGCAAAATGTGCATCTTTATGGAGTGGTTTACTAATTGGTGGTATGTGGGTTGCTCTAATATCATCCTATATAATGTATATATACTCTTGGATAATTGAACCAAGAATAGAAAAAATAATAAATCCATTTTATGGCGAAGAAATCAGACAATAGTGAACCAGCTTTATTTCCAAGAGAAGATAAAGAACAAATGTTAAGACTATTTAAAATAGCAGCTTTATCAAGTGGTGAAGTTAATCAAATATTTGAATTATATAGAAAGTATGTAAATCCAAATCAACCATTTCCAGCTACTAATTGTGGTAATTGTCCTCAGAATATATCTGTTGTATTTTCAAATTTAAGAGAATGGTTGAGTAATAACTTCAGTAAATTTGAAGAATAATATATTATATAGTAAAGTAAAACCCACGGAAAATGACACCCAAAGGAAAAAAACATACATTTGAAAAATCAGATTTAATAGATCATTTAATTAAATTGAGAATTGAGAAAGGATACACAAGGCTCTCATTACTTAATTTTCTTAAGGATGAATTAGAATATTCACAATCTTATAGTTATGAATTAATTCAGGCTGCTTCTAAGGAGTTTGATGATAGGGCTATACAAAATTTTGGTGAAGATTTAAAAGAAGATATAGAAAGATTTGAGGCTTTATATGAGAAAGCTATGTTGAATAAAAACATTAGAGAAGCTCGTGAGATTCTTAAAGAAATATCAAAGCTTAAAGGACATTATAAAGAAAGAGTAGAACTAAGTGGTGAACTAACTCATAATATAACCACAATTAAATTAATTGAGGTTAAGAATGATGGAAATTAATATACGACATACAAATGTATTTACTAGAAATTTACAGGCTCTTGAGAGTGGTAAGAGATTTATAATAAATGAGGGTGGAACTAGATCTTCTAAAACATATTCCATTATACAATTATTAATTTACTTAGCTATATCTGAAAAAAGAAGTATATCAGTTATTCGTAAATCATTTCCAGTTTTGAGAGGATCTATTTTAAGGGACTTCCTAGATATAATGAAAGATTTAGAATTATATGATGAAAAACGACATAATAAATCAAATAATATATATGAATTTTCAAATGGCTCTACAATAGAGTTTTTCTCAATCGACTTAGCAACTAAGGTTAGAGGTAGAAAAAGAGATATTTGTTATATTAATGAAGCCAATGAATTGAGTAAAGATGACTTTACTCAATTAGTCATCAGAACTAACCAATCTATTATAATGGATTATAACCCATCTGAAGCTGAACACTTTCTATATGATTTAGTTAAAGATGAAAGGAGCATATTAATCAAATCTACTTATAAGGATAATACATTTCTATCAAAAGATATTATTATAGAGATAGAAAATCTAATTAATGTGGATGAAAACTATTATAAGATATATTGTTTGGGTGAAAAACCAACATCCACATCTAGAATATATACACACTTTAAACAATATTATGATTATATACCATCAAAGGATTATTGTTATGGTTTAGATTTTGGTTTTAATCACCCAACAGCTTTGGTTAAAACAACTTTTGTCGCAAATAGAGTGTATGTTGAAGAGGTTCTATATGTTAAGGGATTAACAATATCAGACTTAGTTAATAAAATGAATTCATTAAGAATTGATAGAAGTAAACCAATATTTTGTGATAGCGCAAGACCTGATATTATTGAGGAATTAAGAAGATGTGGATATGGAAATGCGAGGATATCGGATAAGAATGTTAAAAAAGGAATTGATACTGTTAAATCAATGGAAGTCTTTATACATTATGAATCATTAAATCTGTTGAGAGAATTTAGATTGTATAGTTGGAAAACTAATGGAGATGTTATATTAGATGAACCAATAAAATTAAATGATGATGGATTAGATGCTATGAGATATGCTATACACTCTTATAAAGGAAAAATAAATGACATAACTCGAATGAGATTTTATTAAAATGGAAAAAAATGACTTTTTATTATTAATATATATAAGTAAAAAGAGAAAAAAATGACTTTTTATTATTAATATATATAAGTAAAAAGAGAAAAAAATATATTATATATTATGATTACTATTAAGATTCAAGACAAAAGCATAGACTTTCCAGAAAGTTGGGCAGAAATAAAATTAAAACAATTCATTTCTTTTATGAAATGGTTGAATAATAGACCACAAAGTTTTCAATATGAAGTGGATGAAATAGTTTACAATTTAAATTTAATTAGAATATTTGCTTTAAATCCAATAACAGATGATGATATAAATTCTTTAGATTTATCTGAAATTTCACCACTATTAGCTTCTTTTGATAAGTTTATTGGTAATATACCAGATACAAAGGTAAAAGAATCTTTGATTATTGATGGTGTTTTATATTCATTTAAGAGTTTAGATTCACTTTCAATTGGTGAATATATATCATATAGACAATTATTAGAAACAAAAGAAGATAAATTGGATGTTGTTCCAGATCTATTGTCAATTATATGTAGACCAGCAACAAAAATATTTTGCACAGAGAGAAAGAAAGATGTTTTTGATTTAAGTCCATTCAAAGCTGAGGATATTAAATGGAGAAGAGAGATAATGGAAAACGCACCAGCTTTAGAATTAATGTCACTCGCCAATTTTTTTTTGAGTGGGAGTCTGTTACAAACAAACAATTCGACAGGCTCTTTAAGTCCGAAAAAACCTCGGAAGACTCGAAAAGGAGCGGTCAAATAATAAGTGTTGAGTTTGAAGATGGGTGGGGATGGATGTCAATTATAGATAGATTAACTAATGGTGATGTGACAAAAGACGAAGAAGTTTTCAAATTAGAGTATATTCATTGTATGTATAGAATGATGTACTGGGACGCTAAAGATAGGTACATTGAAAAAGTAAATCAAATGAACGAAGCACAAAATAAAATAAGAAGATAATGGGATCAATTGCAATAGGATCAAGTTTAAACAGAATAATTTTAACATTACAAGAAATATGTAATGTTAATAGTATGGTCTCTTATTTTAATTACGGCCCCATATCGGATTTTAATGCTGATAATAATGTTACATTTCCTGCTATATGGGTAGAACCAACAGAAAGTAGGGTTATAAACTCTGTACAGGGTGTTAAAGTAGCTCAGGTTACTTTAAACCTATATGCTTTAGATAGAATAGATAAAGGAGATTCTAACTTCTTAGATGTACATTCTGATATGATGTATTTATTACAAACAATTGTAGGATATATCAGAGAATCAGAATATACAAGAAATCTTTATATTACAATAGATCAACAAGATCAAGTATTTATTCCTGTAACTCGTGAGACAGATGAGAATTGTAACGGATTTATGCTTAGATTGATATTGAGAATGCCAGATGTTTACACACCTTGTAATTCACCTTTCAATCCAGGTACATTTTCATTCCCAAACTTTATACCAGCTACTATAACCGAAGGTGCTCAAGGTCCTCAAGGTTTTCAAGGTCCAACTGGTCCTGAAGGCCCACAAGGATTTCAAGGCCCAACTGGTGTTCAAGGTTCATCAGGTCCTCAAGGTTTTCAGGGTTCATCAGGTCCTCAAGGTTTTCAAGGCGACCAAGGATTTCAAGGTCCATCAGGAAATCCATTTACTGGAGGAACATTTACAGGTGCTATTATTGAACAACCTGTAACCCTTACGGATGCAGCCACTATAGCTGTAGATGCAACTTTAGGAAATATTTTTGATGTAACTTTAGGAGGGAATAGAATCCTTGGAAATCCAACAGGAGCTGCTGATGGTCAAAAATTAATATTCAGAGTAGCACAGGATGGAAGCGGAAATAGAACATTATCGTTTGATACCAAATATGCAAATACCGTTTATGTAACTGCATTATCAACAGGAGCAAGTAAGATAGACCATATAGGAGTAATTTATAAATCTTCAACAGATAAATTTTATATTGTAGCTTTCACCCCACAAAATCCGTAATTAATTATGTATATAGTAGAACAAATAAACGACCAACAAGAAGGAGATATTCTCTTCACCACTTTCGTTCTTACAGATGACGAAGGAATAATGCCTATAGTTAGAATAGACAAACAGTTTAGAGTAACTGATACCTTACAGGAACGTATTGAAAATGAAAAGACAATTTCCTGCTTGTTTTACAAAAATCAATATCTATTAGAAAGTATTCAATAATTTATGGCAACACTATTCTCAGGTTCTTCGATTAACTGGTCTTCCGCATCTTGGAAAACTGTGGATACTATATCCTATTTGTATAGTGAAGCGGGTTCTACAGCTACTACAACGTCTTATGTTGCCAGTGCTAACTTTGCTCCTGGGGCAATTACAGTAGAGGGGATATTACTAAGAGTAAAAGGAACTACTACATCTCCTACAGGAACATTTTCTGTTCAATTATGGAATAGTACTTCATTAGCTCAAGTTGCTGTAGTTACCTGCAATGCTACTGATATTATTAATGACAACACAACCTATGATGGGGGATGGTGTTACTTTAAATTTGCAGCTTCTCAAACTCTTCTTGCTGCTACCAACTATCAGGTAAGAGTATTGTCTTCAGTTGCTGGAACTGTAACTGTATATAGAAATGCAACAGCAGGTAACTGGTCAAGAGGATTGGTTACTTCCACTACTGCTTCATTAGCGGATTCAGATGATATCATAATTTGTGGGGATATTACAGCAGCAGCTACTACAGCTATTAATACAGTAACTTTTGATAACACAGCAGCTACTTCTTATGGGTTAATAGAGGTTGGAGCTTATGGGAAAATACTTGGTCAAAACTCAGCTTCAACAGCGTATAAGTTAGCTGTTAATAATACAAAAAACTTTATAGTTTCCCATAATGGAATAGTGGAATTTTCAAGTACAGGAACAAGGTTACCTTCTACTTCTTCATTTGTTTTTACAGTAACATCTTCTACGGTAGTTAACACAGGAATTATAGTAAGAAATTATGGCACATTCAGAGCATATGGAACAGCCAAGATAAGAAAAGCAAAACTGACTGCTGATGCTGCTGTTGGTGCTACATCACTTACTACCAATGTTTCTACAGCTTGGTTAAGTGGAGATACAATAGGACTTCCAAATACCGCTTATTCATCGGGCAATGAAGTAAAGAATCTATCAGCTAACGCTACTGGAACAACCTTGACAATAGCCGCCTTAACTTATGTACACGGCGGCAATGCCACTACAGGTGTACAAGCGGATATCATAAACCTTACATCTAATTTTCAAATATACGGGACAAGTACTGTTAACACATATTACATTATTGCTTACAACAAAGCTACAGTAGATTGTGATAATATAGAGTTTAGATACTTAGGTTCATCCGCAGTAGGTAAAAGAGGTATAGATTTACAGATTCAAGCACCAACGGGTTCAGCGAATTTAAAGGACTGTGTATTTAGAGATTTTTATGCTGGTTATAGTTATGGGGTAGTTATATCCAATTTTAATGGAGGAGTTACTATAGATGGTTGTGTAGCGTATGGTACCCCAAATACTCATATACTTGTAAATCAACCATTGGTTACTCAAACCCACTATGTTACCATACAAAATAATTGTTTTATAGGACAACAACAAGCCGTCAACCCAGGTATGATAAATATAGAAACCCTTGCCGCAACCTACACAACAACAAGAATATTTCTTAACCTCATAAACAATACATTAGCTGGAGGTTCGTGTGGATATTTATTTGGAGGAGTTGTAGAGGGTACAATATCTGGTAATACAGCCTATAGTCTTACTAGTGGAATGTATATAAGTTGTTTCCTTAATAGTTATTCAACAGCTACTGTTACCACATTTTCAAATTCTACTTTTTGGAATAATGTCATAAGTATAAATCTTGCCCCTTGGAATTATGGAAACTTACCACCAAGAAATGTAATTTTTGATACCATTACAAGTTTTAGTAATACCTTTCATTTTAATGTATCTGTTGGAGAAGACATTACTTTTAAGAACTGTTCTGCACAAGGAGGAAATACTGGGGTTACATTTTACGGAATTAGTAAAGATATATTATTTGATAACTGTAACTTAGGAGGTACATCTTCATATAGCGCAAGTGTTATAGGTATGGGAAATCAATTTACTCAAACGTCTTCTTCCAATGCCACATTTAGAAATTGTACGATATCGACGGGTACTCTTATAACTAACTTAGCTCAAATGTCACCGACAAATGCTTTGAGGTTCCAAAGATTTAATTCAGCCGGTGTTCATAGAGTAATTAAAAGAGATGGTACAATATCTAATGACTCCACAATTTATGACTCTGCTCCTGTAAGCCAGAGATTAACTCCTAACTCAGCTTCTTATAAATTAAGTAGCAGTAGTTTTCAAGTAGCAGTAGCCAATGGAACAACAGCAACTATATCTATAAAAGTAAGAAAATCTGTAATAGGAGATGGAACTGCTTACAATGGAAACCAGCCAAGATTGATATTAAAAGCAAATCCATCAGCAGATGCATCAGCCTATAATTCTGATATAGTAGCTGCAACAGCCACCAATGCTGCTAATGGAGCTTGGGAGACATTATCCTATACTTTACCAAGTGCTGTTACGGATAATGTTGGTATGGAGTTCTATGTAGATTGTGATGGCAGTACTGGCTGGATTAATATTGATACAATAAAAGTAAGCTAATGGCAGCACAAAATGACACAGGAAATTTAACTTATTACATTAATGGTGAACCTATTTATGGAATAAACAATACAACAGTAACTGATACTGGTAAATTGACTTATTATATCAATGGAGAGTTTTTTAAGTATATATCTTCTTCAATTAATGCAATAAACAATAGTTTTTTTATAGTTTTCTGAGTTTTTTAAATAAAATATTGTATAATTATGAAATTAAAATTCAATGAAATAAAGTCAAATAATTCTATTTGTGTTTGTGACAACTCTGGTGGTTCATATCTTCCGATTGCTCAAAGATTAGCAGAACATTTTGATAAAGTTTATTATTATTCAGTGAATCAGAATCCTTATCCAAGAATGTCATTAGATAAAATCGGGACAGGATATGATAATATTGAAAGGGTTGATGATTTTTGGTGTAGAATTGATGATTTTGATGTTATTTTATTTCCAGATATTTACTTTTCTGATTGGGGAACACATCTAAGAAAGATAGGTAAAAAGGTTTGGGGTGGAACTGAAGCTGAAAAACTTGAAACTGATAGAAAATTATTCAAAGAAGAACTGAGTAGTGTTGGATTATCTGTTTCTCCTACAAAATATATTACAGGCGTATTTGATCTAATTAAAGAGTTAAAAGAGTGTTGTGATAAATGGATTAAACTATCATATTATAGAGGTGAATTAGAAACTTCTAAACATATTAAATGGTCTCAATCAGAAATAATGATTGATAAATTAAACTTTGAAATGGGTCCATTAGCAGAAACTGCTGAATTCCAAATTGAAGACCACATTGATTCAATTGGAGAGATTGGATATGATGGTTGGACAATAAATGGTAACTTTAATAAAGGATCCATATGGGGATTAGAAGTAAAGGATATGGGATATATTGGAAAGTGTGTTGATTATTCAGAGCTTCCTGACCCGGTTAGAGAGGTTAATGATAAATTTACATCTGTATTACAGAAATATAATCATACTGGTTTTTATTCAACAGAGATTAGATGTGGTAAGGATGGTAATGTTTACTATACTGATCCTTGTATGAGAAGTGGGTCACCACCATCTAATGTTTATATGAAAATGATTGATAATTGGTTTGATATAATAACTCTTGGAGCACAAGGTGAGATGGTAGAACCAAAATTTAATTCTAAATATGGATGTGAAATAATTCTAAAGTCAAATTATTGTAATGAAAATACATTACCTGTAATGGTGCCAGAGGAATATATAAATAATGTTGCATTAAAAGGTTCTTATTATATGAATGATAGACATTATATAATACCATTTAATCAAGCAGCTTTAAAAGATGAGGTGTTTGGTTCTGTGGTTGTTGTTGGTGATGACTTATCTGAAATTGTTAATAGGGCAATTGAGATATGTAATTCAATTGAAGCTCCTGGTATGTATTTTTCAGAGAATGCTTTAGATAAAGCTATACAAACATTAAATGAATTGGAAAAGAATACAGGAATATCATTTTAATAAGCCTTGGTGGGAAGGAATTTATGATGATTTTGATGATGATGATTGGTAAAATAGATTAAATATATATTATATATTATGGATATTAAATTAGAGTATAATTACTTAAAGAAACTGATGGATAAAATTGGAAGAGATTTTATTGATGAGTTAAAAAGAGAATTATCTATTTTAGGTAAGAGTGCTAGTGGTGAATTAATAAATTCCTTATCATATAAACTTACACAAGTTAATGATAATTTATATATTGAAATAGTTGCAGCTGATTATTTAAAGTATGTGGATAAAGGTAGGAAGCCAGGTAAGATGCCACCAACAAAAGCCATCAAGCCTTGGGTAGAACAAAAAGGAATTAAAATAATCGGTAAGAATAGTAAAGTCATTTCTAGTGAATCAGCAGCATATTTGATAGCTAGAAGTATAGGAGAGAAAGGTATAAAACCAACTCACGTTATAGAAAAAGTTGAGAGACATATCTTTACAAAATATGAGGCAGAAATAAAATTAGCTTTGGGTAACGACTACAAAGAATATGTTAAAAAAATGTTTATGGATATATGATAGGAACAGTTTCAGTTTTAAGTACACCACAACAATTTGAGCCAGTCAACACAGATGGACTTTGGTTTCAGTTGTATAGTGCCTCATATTCAACTACAAATTTTACTTATATAACAGATGTTTATAGTTGGAATTTAAACCCAACAGATACATCTGGTACTCAAAGTTTAGGTAGATTTAAAATACCTCCACGTCCAAGTACAGGGTTTGGTGTATTTACACCACATAAGATATTAAAATCACAAATAAGTAATAAGTGGGTAAGTGGTATTAATTTAGTTGGAGTTTCATTAACATATGGAACTATGGTTAAGTATTGGATAGACTATGGATTTCAATATACTCCTGATATTCCGATAACAAGAACAATTAGAGGAACAAGTTCTTATGTACAGATGTATTATACAGGTACATATTCTGATATTAAATTAGGTGATACACTTGGAATTATTATGACAAATCAGAAAGTTAATCCTGATTATAATACATCAGATGCAACAGTAGTTGCAGTTAGTAGTTCAGCTACCCCATCATTCACAGTTGATATACCATTTGGTGTAACACAATCTAATGAGTCTGGTGTTGTATATCAATTAACAAGAATTGTTAATTCAACTAATCAAACAAACTCTGGTTTAACACAAGGACAATATACTTGGGGATCTATAAGACAATATGGACAAAAGGGACAAGACTTTACAGACTTATATGTTTTAGATGATAACAATCAATCTTTTTTAACAACATATACTTATAGTACTGGTGTTCCAACATATATAAAGACAACTTACGCTGATCAGTATGATGTTGCATCTTTTATTTTAAATGGTAATAAACAAAGTGTTTCTAAGGTTGGTTTAAGTGGTTATGATCAATATAATAATTTAGTTACAACAGCTACATATTCATTATCATCTACAATAGACTACAAAGGTAAATTTGATATTGGTATTGGTGTTGCTAATTTAAGAACTATATTCCCATCAACTGATTTTGATACACTATCTTCGTATAAAATATATTTATATGGTAATATGATTGGATATTCATTATCAGCAACTGCTTGGTCATTACATATTGTTGCTGGATATACATCTAGCTATTCTGTTTGGGATCCTTATGGTACATATGGTTCACATTCTGTTGTTGTTTATAATGATTTAGTATATTTTAATACTGGAACTGGTAATAACAATAGATATTTAACACCAGAGTTTGATACTACAAATTGGAGTTTTGATGGTGGTCCTGTTTACGCTTGGTCACCTACATCAACATACACATTTAATGACTATGTTTTATTTGATGGTAAGATTTATGAGAATCAAACAGCAATTAATGGATATACTACTTATAGTTATACTGGTGCTGTTGGTAATATTGCAAGAAAAATAGACACAACTTGTAGTGTATATGATAATACACAACTTAGATTCTTAAATAGAGCTGGTGGTTATGATTGTTGGAATTTTATTAGAAATAGTAAAAAGACTTTAAATGTACAAAGAACAGAGTGGAGACAAGAATTGCCTTGGAATTATACAATTGGTGATAGACAACAAAGTGTATTATCTCAAAAAGCTGAGATGAGTTATATGATAAATACGGATTGGTTAACAGAATATGATTATGAGTTTTTACAAGAACTTATAACAAGTCCAGAAGTATATAGAGTTGAAGGAACTTATAGTTATCCAATTGTTATAACAGATACTAGTTGGGTTCAAAAAACAAGAAATACAGAGGTTGTATTCAACCTTACTTTAAACTACAAAGACGCTTATAATATTATGACACAGGACTCATAATAATTAATATATATAATATGAAAGGGTATATATACAAAATAACATCACCAAGTAATAAAATTTACATTGGACAAACAAAAAATATCAAACACAGGATATCTAGTTATAAAACGGCTAACTGTAAAACACAAACAAAGCTTTATAATTCTATAAAAAAATATGGATGGGAATTACATAGTGTTGAAATACTTGAGGAGATAGAGTATGATAAAAATATATTAAATATTTTAGAAATATACTATATTAGTATATTTGATTGTCTATCAGAGAGTGGTTTAAATATACGACCTGGTGGTAAAAACTCAACCATATCAGATGATGGTCGAAAAAGGTTATCAGAAAGAATGTTGGGTGATAAAAATCCAATGTTTGGTAAAAAGCCTTGGAATTATGGTAATGGTTTATCTGATGAAGAAAGGAGTTTTAAAATTAGACAATATTATTATAATAATATTGATAAAATAAAAGAATATTATAAATTATATTTAAGTGAAAATATAGAAAGAATAAAAGAGTATAGAAAAAATTATAAAAATCCAAAATCAGATACCGAAGAATATAAAAATAAAAGAAGGCAAAGTTGTAAAAAATGGAGAGAGAATAATAAAAATAAAATAAAAGAATATAATACTATATATTACATCAGTAGAAAAAATAATTAATAAATCCATTTTTGTAATTTAATATATAAATAAAAAAATTAATAGAATGAATAGTAATAATAAATTTGAGATAATTGTAGATATAAACGGAACATCATATTATTTAGATACATATGATGTTGTTCCAGTGCCTTTAAATTATCAAATTTCAGATATAAATGATATTGCTTCAAGAAAGGCATCATCATCATTGAGTATTACAGTTCCAGAAACAGCTAATAATAGATATATATTCAATTCTATATCTGATCTATCTGTTGATTTAACATATTTTGATCCAAATAGAAAAGCTCCAGTTAAATTATTGGTTGATTCTATTGTAGTTTTTACTGGATCATTACAATTAACAAATGTTGATGTTGATTTATATACACACGAAACAAAATATACAACAGTTGTATATTCACATTCAGATACATTCTTTAAATCATTAGGTGATGATATGTTGGGTGGTTATCCAACATTAAGTTCATTGGATTTTAAAGAGTTGGATCACTTATGGTCAACTGCAAGTATAACTGGATCTTGGACACAAAGTTGGGGATATGGATATTTCTATCCATTAATTGATACAACTGGTGAGTGGTCAATGGCTCGAATAAATGGATCACCAACAGGTAGTGGAGGTGGTGGTATGGGTACTCAGGTTGGTACAGTATCATCTGTTAAAATTACAGATTTCTATCCAGCTACATATGTGAAATATATTTGGAAAAAGATATTTGATTCTGTTGGATTTAAATGGAAATCAAATTTCTTAGACAACTCTGATGTTTTTAATAATTTACTACTTCCATTCTCTCAGAACGTTCTGAATCAAAGTTTGAGTTATGCATCAACTTTACAGTTTGTTGCGGATGTTTCAACGTTCTCAGTGTTATCTGGATCATACTCACTTGTTAGATATCCAAATCCAAACTATATTGATTTAGGGGGAACTGGTAATTACTTTCATAAGATAATACCATTTAATAGAGATGTTACAGATCCATATAATTTTTGGAATACATCTACATATACATATACAAGAGGTACACAATCAGGACAATTTAAACAGAGATTTGGATTTTCAGCTAATAGGATATATTATGATTATATAACCAATGCTTCGCAAGGTAGAGAATTTATTGCTATAATGGGTGTTAGATCTAAATTTCCAACAGGATATCAAGGTAGAACACCAGGATCTAATGTGCCTGGATGGTCAGCAACACCAACAATACAACAATTATTTTTATACCCAAGAATACCTTTTCCTGGTGGTAATAACTTTGCTATTGTTAAAAATAATGGATATCAAGGATATCCAAACTGGATTACTAGGATTGATGGATATGGAACAAGTGGATCAACACAATCTAAACCATATGTACAATTTGATATGTGGACAGATTATTTAGATTCTGGTAATACATCTAACTCTAGACCACCTAATAACTTATATTATGAACCATTATATCCGGGTGAAGAAGTAAGATTCTTCGCTATACATTTTACAACAGACTTACCAAATGTTAGTGGTAATCCTAATACACCAAATATGTATTATGGTGAGAACTCAAGAATTAAAAATGATATTGATCCACAACTAATTCCAAATCAAGGACTTAGTTATAATAGCGTATTACCTTCAAATTTAAAACAGAAAGATTTTATAACATCTATTATTAAGATGTTTAATTTATATATTGAACCATCCAAAGAGGATCCAAATACTTTAATAATAGAGCCAAGAGACGATTACTATGATTCTGGTGAGTTTAAAGATTGGTCATCTAAATTAGATACATCAATTCCTATTAAACAACAGATATTAGCAGAAACTCAAAATAGAGGAACTCTATTTACGTATAAAAAAGATACGGATTTTTGGAATATTGACTATTCTGATAAACTAAAAAGACAATATGGTGATGTTAGATACACATTAGATAATGATTTTATTGATGGTGAAAAGAAAATTGACACAGTATTTAGTCCAACACCATTACAATTATTATCAGGCTCAAATGGTATTGTATTGCCTATTATATTTAAAAAGAATAATGGTAAACAATTACAAAAAGCTGACTCTTTTAATTTTAGGATATTAAGAAAGGCTACAAGTGGATTAGTGCAATTAGTAGCATCTGATAGATGGACATTTGAAAATGGATCTTATACATCATATCCTTATGTTGGACACTTCAATGATCCATATACCCCAACAGAAGATATAAATTGGGGACAATCATATTTATATTACCAAAATGAACCAACTAATAATAACTTATTTAACACCTATTGGAAGTCAACTATGGATGAGTTATATAATATTAACTCACGAGTTGTTACAGCTAACTTTTATCTCACACCAGAAGATATTGCGAATTTTAGATTTAATGATAATATTTATGTTGTTATAGATGGTGTTGGTGGGTATTATAAAGTTAATAAAATATCTAACTATGACCCAACAGATATAAGAAGTACACAAGTTGAATTGTTAAAAACAATTAATATAACTGTTCCTAATAATTTAACAACAAATCAACCAGATACAGAAGAAATATTACTTCCAGGTACAGCTAATATTACAGGATATATTAATACTATTGCCACATCAATGAGATCTAATACGAATACTGGTGGAGGACTAGCATTTATAAATGGTATTAATAATGGCGTTGGTGGTAATTATACAACAACACAAGGAACATATAATACAAATAATGCAGATTCGTCCTTTATTAGTGGATGTGGTAATATAATTAATAATGGTAGATTAAAAGTAGTTTCTGGTGATTATAATTTTGATAATACAATTAGTAGATCTACCATATTTGGATCTAATAATACACTATATGGATTCGGAACCGATAATTTAGTTGTTGGTAATTTTAATACAGCTTCTGGAACAAATTCTGTTATAATTGGTTCAGGAAATAATCTTGGAACATTCTCAGGTGTTGTAGTTATTGGTAATGGATTGAGTGCCTCTCAGGATAATACGACATATATAAATAACACAACAATCGTATTGGGTGGTTCAAGTTCTACTGTAATCATAAGTGGATCAGTTAGCCAAGATAACATAAAAGTCGGAGTAAATGAGATTGCTTATGGAACTGGTGTTGGTATTACATCAAGTAATAACTTTACATTTGATAAGTCAAAAAATAATTTACTTGTTGGACTTTCACAATCTATAACAGGTAGTTCACAATCTGTCATTATTGGTGGATTTAGTAATATATTAAATGGTAATTACTCTATTATCAGTGGTGGTAGATTTAATAATATATCACAACCAGGTGGATCAGGTGGTTATGTCTTTCTTGGTGGTGGACAATGTAATGTTATAACTGGTGGATATGGATCATCTATGTTATCTGGTTTTTGTAATAGTATGATAGATTCTGATAATTCATCTATTGTTGGTGGTGATTTTAATACTATTAATGGTGTAGAATCATCTATTGTTGGTGGTAAATGTGGATTTATAAATTCTGTAAAATCTTCAATAGTTGGTGGATATTTAAATTGTGTTAGTGCTTCAAGATCATCTATTATAATTGGTGGTGAACACAATACAGTAGCTGGAGGTTCGTGTGGATATCAATCTTATAGAAACTCAATATCAGGCGGACTTTATAACTCAATAGTTGGTGATTATATATTTGATAATATAATTTCAGGTGGTATTAATAATATAATTATGACACAGTCTTATTCGTCTATTATTAATGGTGGTGATTTTAATACTATTAAGTCAACACAGAAGTCATCCATATTAGGTGGTTTTCAAAATCAAATCAACACTTCCTGTCAATCCGCAATAATCGGAGGATATCAGAACCAAATCGGAACTAGTTCTAATTCATCAATTATAGGAGGTAAAAATAATAATATTAATATTTCAAATTACTCATCTATTGTTGGTGGGTTTGGTAACTTATCATCCCAAACATATTATTCATTTATTGGTGGTGCTTTAAACTCTTGTGTGTTTGGATATTCCAAATCATCAATATTATCTGGCAATCAAAATCAAATAAATGGATCTGTATATTCATCTATAATTGGTGGTCAAAGTAATAAAAATACATTATCGGGTGGTTCGATAATATTGGGATCTTTATATAATAAAATATATACATCATCATATTCCTCAACCATCGGAGGTAAATATAACTCAATGACACAATCAGTTAGTTCGATTATATCTGGTGGTTATAACTCTATTAATATATCATATGCCTCATCAATATTAGGAGGAACTGGTAGTTCAATTAATAATTCTTATAATTCTTCTATAATCGGAGGATATCAGAACCAAATCGGAACTTCTAGTAATTCTGGGATATTTGGTGGTGTAAGTAATATATTAAATGGATGTAAATCATATAATAATTTAATTACTGGTGGTTGTTGTAATATGATTGGATTGGCATCATATTCATATTCATATAACAATTTAATTGTTGGTGGTTGTTGTAATACTTTATCATCAGGTAATTATGGTTTCATTTATAACTCTAGTATCATTGGTGGTTTTTGTAATACGTCAGGACGTTGTAATAGTTCTATAATTGGTGGTGCTTGTAATAATACTGGAGTTGGTAAATACTCTAGTATTGTTGGTGGTAGGAGAAATTCAATAACCGACAATTTCTACTCAGTTGGTATTATTAATGGTGATAATAATACTATATCTGGATTTTTAAGATCTAGTAACTTTTCCGTTATTATTGGTGGTAATAATAATACACTGACTGGTGTTTCAGCTTCTGTGATTCTTGGATCGTCTAATAAAACGCTAGATTTATCCATAAATTCAAAAAATAACAATACACTTGTCACAAATTTTATATTAACTGGATCTATGTCAACCATCAATGGTTCAACATATTCAGTTGGTTGGAATGGGACAGCATCTTTCGGATCTCAAGTTGGGACATTTGTAAATGGAATATTAATAAACATTGTCTAATAAGTAAAAAACCAAAATAATATATTATATAATATATGGCAGAAGATATAGAAATAAGGATTAAGGCAGCGATTGATACCGCGGAGTCAGCAACTAAAGTGAATGAGGTTCGAAAAGCTTTGAAGGATTTACAGTCTTTAGCTTTAGAGATAGATGATAAAGGGTCAGATTCTTTTAAAAAGGTAAACAAAGCTGCTGGTGATCTAAGAGATAAGGTTGGTGATGTTAATCAAGCATTTAAATCTATGTCTGGTGAACCAATTGAGAATTTAACCAGATCATTTACAGGACTAAGACAAAGTTTAGCCTCTGGTGATTTTAAATCAGCTAAGGTGATGTTTAATAATATGAACACATCTATTGTTGATATGGGTAAATCATTATTGGGTATAGGAACTGGAGCTAAAAGTGCAACCATAGCACTTAGGGGATTTGGTGTCGCTTTAGCAGCAACGGGAATTACTGTTTTAATTGCTGCTGTTGTCCTATTAATAAAATATTGGGATGATTTAAAACAATCTACTGGTGTTTTAGGTGATATGGTTCGTAAACTATCTGAAAAATTTGAAAAGATTAAACAAGTTGTTGTTGATTTTGTTAAGAATGGAATACAATACTTAGTTGATAAGTTTGTAGAATTATATAACAACTCTATGTTAATAAGATCTGGTATAGCATCTGTTGAACTTATATTCAAATTATTTGTTAATAATGTTAGATTAGGAGCTAATCTAATTATTGACTTATTCAAAACTATTGGTAGTATATGGAATGATATTATACATCTTAGAAATCCATTAGATGGAATCAAAAAACATTTACAAGAAGTTGGTGATGATTTTAAGAAATGGGGAACAAATATTAAAGATGGTTTTGTCAATGCTTATGAAGATATAACTAAAGGATCTTTAAAACCAGTAGGTAAGTTATTTGGTGAAATTAAAAAGAAAGGTGATAAATCTCTAAAAGATACAAAAGATAGATTAAAAGATGAAAAAGATGCTTGGTTAAAACACCAACAAGAATTAGCTGCACAATTAATGGCTAATATTAATGCTTTAGAAACTTGGAGGGTTCAACAACAAGAGGATTCATTAAATAAAAGATTATTATTATTTGATTTACAATCTGAAAAAGAGGAAGAGAAGTTAAGACAACTTGGTGCCAAAGATGGTGAGATAACAGAATGGAGAAATAAAAAAGTTGCTGAAATTACTAAAAAATGGTATGATGAACAACAAAAACTAAGGGAAGAACAAGCTCTTAAAAGAAAAGAAGATTCAGATAAAGAAGTTGAGGTTGAAAGAGAAAAACAACTATTATTACTAAGTATTCAAAGTGATTCAGCAGAAAAGGCTAAGCAACAATGGTTATTAGAAAATGCTGAGAAAATTGAGAAATTAAGACAAGCTGGCGCAGATGAGATAGCAATTAGAAATTGGGTAAATTCAGAATTGGCAAAAATTGATGCACAATATGCTACAAACACATTAAGTGGTTTTGATAAGTTACAAGAAGCTGTTGGTAAATGGCAGGCTAGTGTTAAAGAATCATTAGATAAAGCAGCTGATTGGTTACAAACATTTTCATTTGTTGCTAATGGTATATCACAAATTATGAGTGATGTTTCTCAAACAAGATTAAATAATGAAGAGGAGAATCGAAATAAATCATTAGAAAGTTTAGAAGCTCAAAAAGAAAGAGGTATATTAACAGATCAGCAATATGCAGAAGCTAAATATCAAATAGAATTAAAATCTTATAAAAGAGAACACGAGTTGAGAAAGAAAGCGTTCAAACAACAAAAAGCAATGCAAATAGTCCAAGCTATTATCGGAACCGCTCAGGGTGTTGTGGCTGCATTGAGTGAGCCATTCTTTCCAATGATGATAGCTAGATTGGCTATGGCGGGAGCAACGGGTGCAGCTCAAATAGCATTGATAGCATCACAAAAAATGCCAGATGATGGTGGTGCTCCATCAGCACCATCTATGGGTGGATCAGTAGGAATGCCATCAACACCAGATACACAACAACAGAATGCCCCACAAGCTCCAAACTTCTTTGGATTGGGTCAGAATAATCTATTAACAGGTGGTGGTTCAGATCAAAGAGTATTTGTTGTTGAATCTGATATATCAGCCACACAAGGTAGAGTTGCTAAAATAAGAGAAAGATCCACTTTAGGAAATTAATTTTTATTTAAAATAGTAAAAAGGTTAAAAATATATATTATATAATATAAGTGATAATACACTAAATTAATTTAATTGATTTAAATATGCCACAAAGAATAAGAGAAGATTTACCGTGTTTTGAAATAACTTTAGAAGATGATGATAGATCTGGTATTCAGATGGTTTCATTGGTTACTGATCCAGCAATTGAAGTACAAGGAATGTATTTCAATAAACAAAAGAGTTATGAATTCAAAGCTGTTAAAGAACAAATGAAGATTGTTGGTCCAGCAATGATTCCAAACAAACAAATATATAGACGAGATGGTGACTATGAATACTTTGTTACTTTTAAGCCAGATGTAATAAAACAACTAGTTGAGAAGTTTAATAGAGAAAATAATAATAGATCTATAAATGTTGATCATACTAACACTCAAGTTAATGCATACATTGAACAAAATTGGATTGTCGAAGATCCTATTTATGATAAATCAAAATTGTATGGCTTTAATTTACCAAAAGGATCTTGGTTTATTGAAGTTAAAATCTTGGATGAAAAGTTTTGGGAAGAAGAAGTAAAGAACTTAGGTAAATATTCATTTTCAATAGAAGGTTTATTGGGATTGAAAAATGAGTATATGTCATTATATGAAGTTATTGATAATTTAAACGAAATAGAGTTAGTTAATATACTACAAGATTTAAATAAATTAAGAATTAGTTTTGATTTTGATGGTGTTTTATCAACAAATAAAGGTCAGGAAATAGCAAAACAGGAATTAGAAAGAGGTAATACTGTTTTAGTTGTAACAAAAAGAAGTCCATTTAAAAATGCTGATGAAGTATTTTCAGTTTGTGATTTAATTGGCATAAAAAGAGAAAATATTCACTTTACTAATGGAAGTTGGAAGTGGAAACAAATAGATCATCTAATGACAGATATTCACTATGATGATCAAACAGAAGAAATTGATAGAATCAATAAATATACGAATGTTTTAGGTAAACTATTCAAATAATTGTGTTATACAATATAAAAAATAATTAAAAAATATGGCAACAAACATTGTAGATGTTGGTTTGAATGTTATAGCAACATCAACTAGTACAAAAATTACAGGAGCAAGTTCTCTTCAATCTATTGAGATTTCTGGTACAGCTTCAACTTATTTTGTACTAACATCACCTAATGGAACTAGATTTAAACTATCTGTTAGTAACGCAGGAGCTATTTCTGCAACAAGTTCTGGAACATTCTAAAAATATTTCAGAAAAAAATAGTAAAACCGCTAAAAATATATATTATATATTATAAGGTATAAAAAATTATAAGGTAAATGAAAAGAGAAGATGCTATTAAACAGATCAAAGTTAATCTTAAGAAACTATTAAGGTTTACTGAGGAAAAGTTTGGAACATTAGTTCTTTCAGATGGTACTAATATATCAATATCTTCTTCTGATTTAGAAATCGGAGCAGAGATTTTTATGTTAGATGATTTAGGAAATCAAACACCTTGTGAAAATGGTGATTATGTTCTTCAAGATGGTAGAACATTCACTGTTACAGATGGTAAGGTTTCTGATATTAAAGCAACCGAAACTTCTCCTGAGAAACCAGAAAGTGGTGATACAACTACTACTAAACCCGAAACAATGGGTACAGATGGTCTTCCAGAAGGACATACAGGTGAACAATCTGAAGAAGATAAACCAGAAAAGGATGCACAAGTCGATGGTGATTTAGCTTCAAGAGTAGAATCTCTTGAGAAACAAATCGCTGAAGTCTTAAACATTCTATCCAAAATGGGTGATTCCCAAAATGAATTGAACGAACAAATGATGAAAGCAATTCAAAAATTTGGTGCTGAACCAGGTGCTGAACCAATTAAGTTCGGTAAAAAAGGAAATCAACCATATCAACCAAAAAAACACAATGACGCTACTTTCGAAGAGTTCAAGGAAATAATGAAACAAAGAAGAAAGATGTCTAACTAATCGGAAACGATAAAAAAATAAAAAAATAAGTATGGCTTTTAATTCAAGCTTAGTTTTATCCGCACTTACCCAATATGTAGATCAGTTATCATTCGATAAAATTTTGACAGAGATCGTTTTGGAAGGTAGAACAGGAAAGCTAGTGCAAAATCAAAGAGGTATTAAGTATGCAAGAACAGTTAATACCACTATTTCTAGTTTGGTTATTCAACCAGCTGGATGTGGGCTTATCAGTCCAACAGGTTCAGTTACATTGAACCAACAAACATTAACTGTTAATCCGTTAATGGTACAAGAATCAATTTGTTTAGTAGGTCCTGGATCTTTAGAACAATATTGGTTAGGTATGAAAATGCCAGAAGGATCAAGTTATGATCAATTAACACCAGATATATTTGCTAAGGCATATATGGCTGATAAAGTTAATAAACTTCAAGACGCAAACGAATTCTTGATTTGGCAAGGTTCTACAACAGGTGCAACATTTGGTGTAGCTCCATCTTACCAATCAGTAAATGCTGCTCAAGCAAATGGTTTCTTACACGTTCTCACTCAAACATCAGCTTCAATGTCTGTTGTTAACTATGGTGGAACTTACTCAGGAGCTTTAACAACTGGAAATGCAATTGCAGTTATTGACTCTATTATAGATCAATTAACTTCACAAATACAAAATATTATAGATCAAGAAGATGTATATATATTTATGTCATTCCCTAACTACAGAACTTACTTGAGAGCTCTTAGAAACGCTAACTACTATCACTTTACAGCGATGGAAGATGCTGATACAATTGGTTGGTCTGTTTTAGTTCCTGGAACTAACATCAGATTGATTGCAACATCAGGATTGGTTGGTTCTAACTATATGGTTACAACTTTAGGTTCTAACCTTTACATTGGTACTGACGCAGAAGGTGAAGAAAACTCATTTGAGATTTGGAAATCACAAGATTACAACACAATATTCTTCAGATCAATGTGGAAACTTGGTGTAATTGTAGCTTATCCACAATACGTATTATTGTATAGAGGATAATAAAAAAATATCTATAAAGGGTGGTTGGGAATAAACCACCACCCTTTATTAAAGATAATAAAAAATAACATTAATTATGGCAAGTTGTTTATTAACAGCGGGTATATCATTAGGTTGTAGAAGTGTAGGTGGTGTTTCTGGACAAGGAGTTTTCATCGGAGCATATCAATCACCTGGTCCATCTGGGATGGTTATTGGCTTAACAGCTAATGGTTCTATATATTCATTTACAGGAGCAACAGTATCATTTTATCAAATAGTCCAAGATCTTGAAGTGTCAGGTTTAACATCTAAACCAACAGTTAGCATCGAGAATGGAACAGCATATGATGAAATTACTCTTACATTCACTGTATTTAATTTTAGTCAATCCGTACAAAATACTATAAATACGATAAAAAATGGTCGTTTCCGAGCAATTGTTGTTGGAAATGATGGTAGAAAATATTTCCTTGGTTATGCTAACCCAGTCAATCTAACAGAAGCAACTGGTGGTATAGGTAAAACGTTAGGAGATTTGAATGGTGCAGTCTTTACAATAACAGCAAAAGAACCACTAGGAATATTAGAAGTATCAGATTCTGCATTTAACACTGTAGCTGCATACGCATCATAATATTTAATTTTTTTTCACAAATTCAAACCATATCCTTAAAAAAGATATGGTTTTTTATTTTAATATATAGTAAAAAGGCTCAAAAAATATATTATATAATATATGTTAAACGTATCGGGAAATGGAACCACAAAAGTAACAGTAACACTCTATGAGAGGTGTCAAACGACAGATCCTTTCTTCACCTGGCTAGTCCAAAGGAAAGGCTCATTAGATACAATAATCTTCTATCAGGATGATATATCATTATCACCGTACTATTACAATCAATTTAACATAACGATAGCAACTAGCTCTGTCGGACTAACAGCTGGAGTGGTTCCTCTTTTCCCCGGAGAATGGAATTATACTATATATGAGCAATCACAACCATATATATTAGCAACATCCTCAAACGTGGTAGAAACAGGTATTTTAATAGTTTCAGGAACTTTTTCACAATCTCCTGTATATAATGGTTTAGACGACAATACAATAATTGTATATCGTGGATAAAAATAAAATAAAAATATGAGTAATAATATACAGTCAATGGATTTCGGTAAGGTGGTTTTACCACAGTTTGTTGAGCGAGTTAATGATAATAAGAATTGGATAGAATTCGGATTGGATAATTTATTTCCAGATTATCTAAAATCATTAATTAATAAATCACCATTACACTCATCCATTATAACACAAAAAGCAAGAATGATTGGTGGTTATGGATTTAACAAAACAGGTTTAGATATGAAAACAATGTTATTCCTAAAGAATATTAAAGGTGATTATGATTTAGATGAGGTATTATATAGATGTTCATATGACTTAGAAATATATGGTTCATTTGCGCTAAACATTGTTTGGTCTAAAGATAGAGAAACTATTGCATCAATTAACTATGTTGACGTTTCTAAGTTAAGAATAGAAGCTCCCGATAAAGAAAATAAATACCCACAATTGGAAAACTATTGGATATCAGATGGTTGGGAAAATGTAAGAAAATATGAACCAGTCTTATATCAAGGATATTCAACAAGAGCTAAAAGAAAAGCATCTCAAATACTTTATGTTAAAGAACAAAGAGCTGGTGTAGAATGGTATGGTATTCCTGATTATATTCCAGGAATTAGATGGATGGAAACTGATTGGTTAATTGGTGATTTTCATATGAATAATATTAAGAATGGTTTTGCACCATCTTATGTTGTTACAATACCAGCAATGGGTGCTTCTGATGAACAAAGAGCTTATATTGCAGCAAGATTAAAAGATGATTTAGAAAATACTACAAACGCTGGTAGATGGTATATAAACTTTGTTGATAATTTAGAAGATCAACCAAAGTTTGAACCAATTGAAATGAATAATTCAGATGCTAGATTTATGTTATTAGCAGATCAAATACAAAAATCTATATTACACTCACATAGAGTTGTAAATCCAATTCTATTTGGTATTGAAGAAGCTGGTAAAATGGGTTCTAGAAATGAAATATTAGAAGCGTTAGAACTATTTCAAAATGCCTATATATCACCTAAGCAAAATCTATTAGAAAAGATATTTAACAGATTAGCAAGGGTTAATGGTGTAACTGATGCACTTGTTGTTAATAGATATTCAGAACAGTTTACAAGAGTTAGTACAAACATTGATGATGTTATTGGAATATTAACAGCTGAAATAACTCCAGAGCAAAAATTCTGGATACTTGTGGATAATGGATACACACATCAAACAGCTCAGAAATTAACTGGATATGTCGATGGTAATCTACCAAATAAAACAAAACCGGAACAAACTCCTGTTATAAAAAATAATTAATTTGTATGGCTATTCTACAAAACAAGGCTTTCTTGGTAACACCAGAGTATATATTTCAAAACTATGCTGGGTATCTTGATAATAATATTGATGCTAATTCATTGAATACATTCATATTAATTGCTCAGAATGAACAAACACAACAAACACTTGGATTTACTTTATACAGTAAAATAGTTTCATTAGTACAAACATCAACAATTGATGATGCATCTAATGTGAATTATAAATATCTATTAGATAACTATCTTGTGGATTCAATATCACTTTGGACAATTTGGTATGGATTAGACTCAATGCATATGAGAACAACAAATAAATCTGTTGAATTGAAAAACTCACAATTCTCAACTCCTGTTTCATTTTCACAATTAACTAAATTAAAAATGAATGTATTGGAAAGAGCTCAATTTATTGATGCTAGAACAAGAGAATATATTTTAAACTATCCTGGTTATTTCCCAGAATACTATCAAGTTACTGGTGTTATGAGAATGATACCAAAGAAAAACCCTTACACTAATATATTTGTAACTGGTAAGGAGTTTAGTCCTAACCCAGCTCAAGGTGGTAATCCTTGTAATGGATGTGGAGGATATGTACCAGGCTTCGGAATTCCTATGTATGGAACATAAAATATTTACTATAAATGATGGAACAATTATTCATATTAAAATTTAAGATTAAGAATTACATATGTCAATTATTAGCTTTATTATTGACATTTTTGATACCAATACAACCACTTATGTTTTTGATTGGCGCTTCAATAGTCCTTGATACATTATCTGGTATATATAGGGCATATCATCAAAAAATTAAAATAAGTAGTAGAGCACTATCTGAGATAGTCAAAAAAATGATTATATATCAATTAGCTATAATGCTTTTATTCGCTGTTGATCATTTTATATTAAATGATTTTATGAAAATATTTGTATCATTAGACTATTCAGCAACTAAATTCGGAGCATTTATTTTAATTGGTATAGAAATTTTAAGTATATTAGAGAATCTAAAACTATCTGGTATTGATATTATAGAAAAAGGTAAAAACTTTTTAAATAGAGCTAATGAACTAAAAGGTGAGGTTGTCGAACTACTTGATACTAATAAAGAAAAATCCGAATAGTTAAAAACCATTCGGATTCACACAATATATAAAGACCAATTTTAATATTCTACGTATATAGAACCTCTATAAGTATATAATCTAACATTGGACACTGGATTTTCAAAAGATTCTCCTAATCCAACACTAAGTGTATCTCTAACGCCAGTGTGTCTACCTATAACAACTGTTAGTATAGGATCATAAAATCTTTTACCACCAGTTGATGTTATATATTCTATATAAAAAGGACTATTAAATAAATATCCTTCATCTGGATTCGATCTAATACCAGGCTGCCAATCGATTATTGGACAAGTTACTGATACAATAGTATCAAAAACATTTACCTTATTTGTATCAATAGGTACAATTGTATCATTGATGTTATTGGTGTTATTGGTGTTATTGGTGTTATTATTTCTTGGTAAGATGTCAGATTTTTGACATCCATTGATTGATAAAAACAATAGTGTTGTTATCAATATTGTAAATATTTTGGTCTTCATAGTATTTATATTTAATTTTTTTCATTTTGTTTAGAATCTAAAAGTTCTAATTCAAATTGTAAATGATGTATGGCTTTCTCTACATCTTCTCGATATGTACTTATATCTTTTTTACCAGCTCTTAATAAATAAGTTACTGATGTACCAACATTATAATCTAATTCAAAATCAGTTATAACATCTTTTGCTCTTATTCCTTTATATTTTCCTACATAGTAGTTTGGAATTGGTCTTACTTCTTTCATAATTTTTATTTTTATTTTTTATTGTTCTTTATCAATTAGGTATTGATATAAACATTTATTTTGTCTTTGATTTATTTTTATTTTATCTAATTGTACTTTATCATTCACATAATAATCTGTTGATTTAATAGGTATTATTTTTGAATCTCTAATATCTAAATAGGTAACTATCTTATTTACTTTACCCTTACTCTTATCAGTTGTTGATGCCCAGTGATATTCATTAACCCATTCAATTTTATCCGGATCCAAATTAGATATGTTAAACCAATATGATCCATTTGGAGTAACTGATACATATATTATTTTTGATTTTATATTGGTGAAACATTCTTTATTTGTTAGATTATCCATCTTTTTAACTTTTTGAGTCAGATCATCAAATTTCTTTTTCTCTAACATAAGTGTGTCATAATGTTTGTCCCTAATTTTAGCTTCCACTATATACCTATCTAATAATTCTGCTGAATCTTTTTTAAACTTCATTAATACTCCATCATATAATTCATATGATTCCTCTGGTGTGAAATATGATTTATAATCATATTCGGTTGGTAATTTACGGAATATATTCTTTAAACATATTCTTTCTTTAATACTCTTTTCTAAAAATTCTTGTTGTAGTCCCATTGTGTTGTTTTTTATTTTATATATTCCAATAAAATAATCAACTTTAGCAACTATGGATTTTTTATATCTAATTTACTTTGTAAGTACTCTAATATCTTTTTAGTAGCAGTGATATCATTCAGAGCATCGTGATTACCATCGAGTTTCTCAGAAAAGTATCGTAGATACACATCTGATAACTTTCGAGTATTCTCAAAACTCTGAACCAATTCGAGTACATCTAATTGTGGTTTATCTGGTAATGTTATACCTATTCTTAAAAATTCTATATAAAGGATAATCCAGTCATATTTTCTATTATTATATCCAACCACACAATCACACTCCTCTATAAGAGATAATAGAAAAGAAGACACTTTCTCGAAGTTTGGAGAGTGTTCTACATCCTTGTCATAAATGTGATGTATTCTGGATGCATCTTCGGGTATCGGAATCATCGGATTAATCAGGATAGATTTGGACTTGTTTTTATAAATCAACCCTATCTGAACTATACGAGCTTTCGTGGGATCTAAACCAGTTGTTTCGATGTCTATGTATAGGTTATTATCCATAATTTATATATTAGTATTTAAAAACGTGTTTTTTCTATATTCCAATAGACTCCAATCTCTTGTTTCTAACATACTTTTTTATTAAATCATTTACTTGATTTGGATCACAATAACTTATTTTATTATTTAAATTAATAACATACATACCATATCTAAATTCAACTTGTATTGAATCTATTTTAGTTCTTTCTTCTATAATTTCTTTAAAAATATTATAGTACTTAGGATCAAATAGATTTATATCTTTATTCATATTGTATTTATTATAATTTAGTCAAATATTGACTTTGGTAATTTTTTTATTTCATTTTTTCTCCTTCGATGATCATTACCACTTAGTCCAATATTTAAACCATTATTAACACTATCATATTTTGTTATATAATATAACTCATATTGGTCTAAATCGTGTTCATAACACAAGTGTAATAATCCAAAAATGGTTTTTTCTATTATATTTTAAAAAAAATTAAAAAAAAATTAAACTTTTTTTAAAAAAAGTACTAAAAACATCAAAAGGGAGAGAAAGAATTTAATATATATAATATAAAAAAGAAATAAACACCATGAAAGCACTAACAAAAAAACAAAAACAACAAATTGAAAATATATCAAATATTAAAACAATAGAAGAAGTTGAATTATGGTTGAGATTGTGTGATAATAAAAAAGATGCTATATTTGATATAAAATCAAAAGCTCTAATAAATCGAAGAAGGGAATTAAAATTAAAAATGTTGGGGTTGTAAGACTCCAACATTAACTCAATGAGTATAAAAAAGAAAAAAAGATTATGAAAACAATCAAAACATCAAAAGAGGTTAGAGAAGAAGTTAATAAGAAAACAAATCTAATCACCAAAACCAAAAGAGAATACAAGATAAGAAATGTTAAACATTATATCAAAAATTATGAGGATTATAGTATTGATTATTTTGTATGTGAAACATCAGTTGGTGATATATATGTTGAAATGTATAAGTAAATATAATTATGGAAAAATAAGCAAAGATTATGAAAACAATAAATGAAACAACATTTTTTAATGAGATTAGAATTTGTAAATATGAATTATGTAATAAGGAATTTACCCCAAAAAGAAAAGATAAGGTATTTTGTTGTAGAGAATGTAAAATGAAAAATAGATTAAGAAATAATTATTGGAAATTGAAAGAGGAGAGAAATAATATTTAATATATATAATATAGGTTTCGAGTTAAGGGTCGGAGTAGCTACCGACCCGCCTATAAAAACTCGATAAAAAATAAAACTCGAAAATGGAAGGTAAATCAATTTTAGAAAATATTAAAGATGCTATCTATAATATAGAATGGCAATCCGACACAAAAAGAAATAAGGCATTAGAACTTTGCACCTCAATTTATAATCTGTATATAATACAAGGAGGTGATTTTAATATTTACAAGTCACTATCAAAAGGATATTTTATATCACAAATTAAATCAAAGTCTTATTTATATGAGATAAAAGATTGTTTAATAGAAAATCTAATCTTAGAGTGTAGTCATTCTTATGATAAGAAGAAAAAAAAGGCTAAAGGTTATAGATTCAATCAAAGTTTAATTAGTGGTGACTATGTGGCCCTAAAAGGCCCTAATAACATAATAAAGGCCCTAAAAGGCCCTAAATCAGATTCTGACCAATTCTTTTCTTATTTAGGTTTATCTAAATACAATATACAAGTGTTAAACCATTTATCACTATATCATATTTGTGGCCCTAAAGTAAACGACTATATTTTAAAGGGGCTGCAGAGAGTTACTTTTGATGAGAAAATATATGATTATATAAACAATTTTGAATTAAAAAGAGAAGATGTAAAAATAAACAATGAGATAGATAATGAGTTCATAAATGTAATATTTGATGATGATAAATATAGATATAAACTAGAGACAGCATTAAAGCAAGCATCATTAATGAATAAAGATTTAATTCAATATAAAGACAAATGTTATATAGAGAATGTAGATGACTTTCTGATTAGAAAAACTAATGATTTAAGACTCATTTTTAAGAAAAGTATATTTGATATTGACAATGGTATTTTAAGAGTTAGTAGAAATGAAACTAATAATAGATTAGACTATAATCTTACGAATATGAAGAGTGAATTATTGGATTATATTAAAATTGATAATGAAAATGTAGTTGAATTAGATATAGCTAATAGTCAATTTGCAATATTCTCATATATCTTTGATGATTTAGATGATGAATTTGTACAATCTAGTATAAGTGGTAATTTATATTCAAAAGTCAATAAGGATAAAATGTTTAGAGTGGCATTTGATAAAATAAAAAAAGAATATGATGATATAAGAGTAATATTTCCAAAGACAATGAGAGTAATAGATGATTTTAAATCTTTAAATGGTTACGATATGTTTTCAAATTTACTACAAAAATCAGAATCTAAGATAATGATTGACTATGTAATGAATAACTTAATAGATGATGGATATACCATATTCCCAATACACGATTCTTTTAGAATTAAAGAATCAGATTATAAAGATATAAAGAATAGAATAGAAGAATTGTTCAATGATATTAATTTTAGGTGTTTATTGAGAAACAAATTAAAAAATAATAAAGAAGTAGTAAAACATAAATATAAAGGATTTGAAGATGTTTTAATAGAGAGATGTATAGAAGATAAAGAAGTATTTAAAAAATCAATTGATTATATAATAAAAGAAAATGGCGGTATATCAGAATCTCTTTTATTATCATATCTTCCAAAATTTGGATGGGATAAATACAAAATAGATTACTATTATAAAAATTGGAGTGATAAAAAAAATAAAAAATTAATATGAAAAAAACAGAAGAATTTGAAATATTAGAAAGACCAGATCTGCCATCAAATTGTCCAGAATACCTGAAAGTTTGGTATCTATCATATATGGAACCCACTATCCAGAGATCCCTGAACCGGGTTGAATGTTATGAAAACTATTGTTACTTGAATAATATACCAATGGAGATGAGTTGGAAAGTAAATTTAAGAAAACAAATTACTTATAATAATAAGTTGTATAAATAATCCATACTTCCAAAAAAACATTTTTGTATAGCCATATATAATAAAAAGAAAATTAATAACTATGGAAGATTTAAAACCAATAAGAAGATGTCACTACCGCAATTGTTCTAAGGTGGTATGTGGTAATGAAAAAAAGAAGTTTTGCTCAAGATCTTGTAGATCTCAAGAATCTGTTTATGAGATGCGTAGTAGAGTTAAGCTAAAGAAAGAAAAGTCAATTATAAATAAAATAATAGTTGATTTTGAAACACTAAATAATCAAGAAGTACTTGAGTTATATAAATTAATATTTAATAAATGAGTTATAATGAAATAGAAAGATGGTGTCGTAGAGACTATGGTTTGCACGGAAACCAAAAGATAAGAAATATAAATCTATCTAAAATGGAATTTACTCTTTGGATTGGTGATTGTTCTTGTCAAATACCATTCTCATCTAAATTGAAGAGAGAACTTAAATTAGAGTTATTACTTACATAGGATATGATTTAATCAAATATTTTATAAAAGTGATATAAGGAGTTAGAAAATAAAAATAATTGATTAAAACGAATATATGAAAGAAGTTAGAGAAGATTTAGTTAAAGTAGGTAAAAAATGTTACTATAGACTTTGTAAGTGTGGTGCAGAAAAGAACACATTGAAGACACCATATTGTCCAGAATGTTGGAAAAGGAGAAGAGAGGGTATTAGTGTAAATTCTTTATTTAAAGATCCTTATATGTTTTTGGAAAATAGAAAGAAAAGAGAAAGATCTGGTATGAGTATTGATATACCTGCAAGAACTATTGGAAAGATATTTGAAGATAAGTTATATAAATTTGTTACTAAGATTGAGAGAAGAAATGGATTGGCTTCAATGGAAGATATATTTATTGATCTAATAGATTTATATACATATTATGGTAGTCAAAAGAATATAGATGAATATCCAGTTAATAAACAACTTGAAATTATGTGGACGTTTATTAAAAAGAAAAAAGTGATATTAGAAAGTAGAAAAAAATGACTTTTTGATATTAATATATAAATAAAAATAAAAATAAATTATGAAAATTTTAACAGTTAAAAGACTTCCAACAAATGAAGATGAATTGAATCTATTGAAAGAATTGTTTGGGGATG